TCTTTGGGCCGCTGTCGTATTGTTATTGATGATTGTGATATCTTTTGTAACCTTTGGAAATTGGTGCCTCACTGTGGAATTAGATACAGTTCCAGATAAAACCCATGGAACGCCAGACATCGTAAACTCTGCTGCGGCATTAAGTCCTGTTTTTGGATTATTTAAAGACATGTCATTTACCTCCAGAAGAAATAATATCGTTTAATATTCTGTCAATTCTATCAGATTTATTAAAGACTTTTTGAAGTTCCGCTGTAGTGATTCTACGACCCTCTGGTAACATGAACGCACCAGGCGTTGATGGTTCAGAAACGTAGTCCCAACAAATAAGTTGGAAGTCATCCTGTACAATATGGTAATCGTCCTGTTTTTTGGTCGAACCAACTCCACGAGAAGATATACCAAGTTTCACGCCACTCTCAACCAACGATTGAAGAATTTTTCCTGAAGGTGTATCAAGAAGTTCAACTGTTCCATAGACTGTTCCACCTTCGAGATGCGCTTCGCGAACAACGTGAGAAACATTCTTGAGATTGACGACAGAAGAATCAGGGTGGTCTAGCTCTCCAAGTGCCCTATTTTCTACAATAAACTTTTGATAATTTCTAACCTCACGCTCCAGCACATGAATTGGATAAATTCGACCATTTTGATTGAGCGTGTCTGCTTTTTGTAAAACGCCCTTCATCATTACTTTACCGTTATTTTTTTCGCGAGATTCCTTAATCATCTCCGGTGTGTAATCGAAGACTTCATAGGAATTTAATAAGCGCAAATCTTTCATGACTCTTCTCCTTCGCTCTCGTTGAGCTCCTGACGTAGGGTGGAATACAACATGAACTTGGAGACTACAGAATCGTCCACCGTATCAAGAGACTCAGAAAGAATCTTCGACTTTGCGTCCTGCAGTTTGTTAACCAAAAAAGTATTATCTGATTTTTGAGTCGTGTATTCTTCTATTGACTCAATAAGCTCTGATCGAACTTCTTCTAGCTTCTTTTTGATTGTAGCTTGATCTTCATTTGCTGCTGAAAATGCGTAAGCTTTTATAATCTCTCGTTGATCGTCGTTCAAAGCGTTTGAATACTTTTCATTGAGCTTCTTCATCATTACTTTCATCAAAAGTCTGGTCGTCCCAGGAGACTCATCGATGAGTACGTGATCGTCTTTCTTTTTTTCTGAAAGTAACCATTCACGAAGTTGTTCTTCATAATTTGCAAGAGAAGGAATATCAGCAGTACCAGTTGGCTTTCTCCACTCGTTAAGTAAAGTTTGAATGGTTGCGTAAAGTCTGTACTCTGCAATTGGCTGATCATAGAAATTTTCATCTTGAATCATATGATTAATGCTGCGAATCAACAAAGACTTTTCTCTGTCTAAAGAAGAAATATCTGCAGAAACTGCAGCATTTCTTGCTTCATTTAAAATTGAGGTTGCAACACCATCGGTGCTTACAGTCGTTTTTAGCAAAGCGTTAAACAACCTAAACTCTTTATATAACTGACTACCAGGTTTAAAATGTTTTCGAAGTATTCTTAAGGCCATTGATGACTTCTTCTTGTCGCCCTCAACAAGAGCGCTAGAAATTGTCCTGACTAAGAACTCATATAATAAAGCAGTATTACGCTTCTTGTTGTGCAATCTTGACATCTGTCTACCTTTCAATATTTTCGTCTATGATAAGTAAATCGCCGTTATCGTTAAAGTCATAATTGATCTTTTTTTCTTCTGACAGCAAACCAAATCTTTCGGGAGAATTTACAAAGTTTAATTTCTCTGACATCTTTGTCAGAGATGATTTTAAGTCTGGTGGCAGTGACACCTTCGGCGCCGACCTCTCATTGTTCGACGACTCTTTGAACGGATTACTAACAATCGATTTCATCCATCCTGAGTCAAAAGGATCAGTCATACCATCAGAATCATAGTCTGTCATTTCTTTAAACTTTGGTATATGATCGTGTCTCTTTTTTCTACGACTTTGATTATAGATTGCTCTTTTTAATTGAGACTGCGCCTTAACAGGAAGCTTATCTTTTTCGTATAAAGCAGGCATAACGTCAGGTTCATCTGAAGAAGTTAAAAGATCGACGGAAGGCTCTTTTTCTTCAATATCATCACCAGCAAAGAGGTCTTCTTCGCCGCCTGCTTCTTCTTCGCCGCCTGCTTCTTCTTCATCTGGTTCTTTCTCTTCTTCCCCACCGAGCTCGCCACCTCCGCCACCTTCGTCGTCCTCAGCGGCTTCTTCACCTTCAGGTTTTGCGTTTTCGATAGCTGCATCGACAATCTTTTCTTGATATCTTTGTTCGTCAATACCGCTGATTTGCTCGTCTGTAAGACCCCAAATTGTCTTACGGATAAACTCTTTGCTACTCATACCTTCAGGAGAAGAGCCCGCGATCTCAAACTTAGACCTCCACAACTCGAGCTTCTGTTGCTGAGCAACCGTCGATGGGTTAGAGAGGCGCAGAGTAAAGTTCTGTAAATCATCAGAATCAAAACCGTTAGAATACAGATGGATTATTGCAAGTTTATTTAATTCAGATATAAGAACTTTTTGGATAACTTGGATAGTCCTAGAAAACCTGATGTCTTCCTGAGCCAACGTTGCTTTTGAAGATAACATCTCATCATAACCGAGATAAGCTCTTGGAACCTTTAAAGCAGCGAACAGCTTCTTTTGGATGTAAGCTACGTCTTCAACGGCTGCTGCATTTTGACCACCCGCAAGCGTGTCGATCCTCGTTCCAGATTCTCCGCCACGGACTGGAATAAAGTAATCGTCTTCGATAGAAAGAGGAGCATAACGAAGATCAAGACGACCCGTCGCTCTATCTACGACCTGGTTTGTACGAAGATTTTTTCTCTGCTCTTCGACGTACATCGGAACGTTTTCAGGAGGAATATTGGCAACATCAATATAGAAAACACGACGCTCCGGAGCGCGGACGACTCGATAAACCAGCATAGCATCCTCAATAAGGATTAATTGACGCCAAATGCGACGAGCGGCCTCGATGACTGATGAGCCATAAGGCAAGAACATGTCGTTGCCGAGTAGACGAAAGTGGGTTACTTCCCAGTTCTCTAGGGTCCTATTTCCTAATGTTACCCAACGATATCGTACGGCAAAGGGATCGTTTGGATCATAGTTTTCTTCGCGTTCAATCTCGTTGACTGGTATTGGAAATGCGTTAATTACACCATATTTTGGAGAGACATCATTATAGAGAAAAAAGTCTCCATATTTAACGAGGTTTCTTGCCCAAGAACGAAGGTTAAATTCTACGTTTAATGTGTTGTAGAACAAATCTTCAAGAATTTCTTTTATCTTTTCGTTATCAGAGTAGATGTGAAGTACTCTTCCTTTATCATCCTGCGCGACGGTCTCATCAGCATAAATGTCCATTGCTGCCGCGATCTCAGGAGTGTACTCCATTTCGCTAAAATCTTGATACCTCATCAGACGTTCTGATAAGTTATAAGCATTCGCAGTAATGGTAGCGTAAGAAGGAGCTAACGACTTTTGAAAAAGTAAAGCACCAGAAGATTTTGTTTTATCTGCAACGGCAACAGCTGTGTCAAGAGTACGTATTTTACGCTTAACTACAGGACCACTCTTAAAAAGTTTCGAAAGACGTTGAAATAACGATTGATCTTTTTCTTTTACCATACAAATTTGCCCGTCCAATCTTGGACGGTGCTCTTTCTTTTGAAGATAATAACGCTAAAGTAATTGTCGTATAACTTCACATCACATTTTCAGGCTTTAAAACGACTTTTTTAACTTTTGGTTTAACTGAGTCAATATGTACCTTTGGAGAGTCAGAAATTCTATTTAGCGTTGTCTCTATTTCTTGTAGGCATGCCTGCAACGTACTATTTGAACCGCAACCTGAAGCCTTTACTTTTTCAGGAGCTTTTTCATTAAAAGATTCAATTGCTTGAAGAAGAGGTCTAATAACTCTGAATAAATCTTCTACGGCTTTAACTTCTTCCCCTCCTTCTTTTAACAAGCTTATCTCTTCTGTAATAATCTCTCTTAGTCTTTTAGGTGTAATTTTACGCATAGTGGTCCTCTAGCAGTAATAGATATTAATCATAATTAAGATCTTCTTAACGATACAGCCAAGAAAAATCTGTCACATCTGTGTGTCGAACTTGAGAAGGGTCCTTTGGTTTATAAACGTCCTGTGGTCTATTGTTAAAATTTTGCATGTTCGCGTTTGGGACCGGTCGTACTGAAGCTACGTCACCTGGCATGCTTTCATTTCTTTGAACTGTCGTAGCTTTTAACATTGCATACGCAAGAGCCATTCCTTGTTCATTTACGCCTGAATCGCCAGCAACAAGCCACATCGCGATAGCAAGACTCATGATAAGATCATCGTGAGCATCTTTTGATGCTTGAGCACGAGAACCGTTCCAAACAAAGGCTTGTAGCTGATCGTAAAGCCTTTGAGAATAAACTTTAAGAACAGAATTACGCGCTAATTCCTCTAACTTTGTTAATATTTGAGACCTAGTTTTTGTTTGAGTAGAAAATCCTGGGACGGCGTTCGGGTCCATGGAATGATATTCAAAAGGATCACCCGTAGCTCCTTGATAATATAACTTTGGATACCCGTCATCACGAAGCTTTACGCAAGTAAAATAACCGAATGTATTTTGTTCAGGGCAGATCAAAGCTTCGTTGTATTTTTTTCCATATTCGAATAAAAGATCTGCGAGCTTGTCTGGTGGCGTTTTTCCCATATACTCTGCAACGACCTCACAAGATTCATTATCGACGATATGAAAAGTAGAAAAATCTCCTGCGTCTCCTCGAGCGACGTCAGCTGCAATAATGTATTTTTTACCGACGACTGGGTGCCTCCACGTCCACACTGCATTTTGTGGTCCCGACTTTTCAACAGGAGGTCTAATAGACTCTCTCAGACTTTCAAGCTCTGAAGGCTGTAAGAATGTGTCACCTGAAGAAATAAAGTCGCAAAGAAACTCTTGGGCTACTTTACGTTTTGGAAGATTCTTTGTTTCTTTATCAAACCATTCTTGATCATGCTCAGGATGAACCCACCAAGAAAGCTTGATAGTGTTGAATTCATTTTGTTTTGTCTCACCTTCCATCCAGAGTCGATAGTATTGTCCTCCAACACCATTCGGAGTCGAAATGATAATAGCTTTACCACCAGTAGATAAGGTTGGATATAGACCGGTCCAGATGTCTTCAAAGTCTCTAATGAATGCAGCTTCGTCGACGATGAGAAGAGACAGCGCCTCGGAACGACCAGCATCTGGTGACGTCGGTATTGCAGTTATTTGTGAACCATTTGCAAAAGATATTGATTGCTTTGTAGGTTCAAACTTTGTGAGTAACAGCCACTTTGGTAAACCGTCTAACATAATCTTCACTTTTTTGATGAAGTTCATAGCCGTAGAAAGTTTTGTAGCGATGACAAGGATATTTTTATCTTTTTTAAAGATCGCAAACCATACTGCATAAGCAGCCGTGACTGTTGATAAGCCTAACTGACGAGACTTTAAAACAATGTTAAAGCGATTTTCTTCAAACTGTTTAACACAATCATCCTGAAAGTCGTAAGTTTCAAACGGTATAAGACCACGCACCGTGTGCTGAATCCTCACATAATTTTTCATAAAGTAGATCGGATCCTTTCCGCATCGGATGATCTCCTTTATCTGTTCACTTCTTGTAAGAGGTTTCATCAAGCTATTTCAAAAGCTGTCTTCCTACGGAAGTATGCAGTTCTCTTTGGATTATGAATATTGAAATTTATTATTTCAATCGACGTAGATGAAGACGCTTCTTTTGTTGAAAGGGAATTTCCAGAAATATCTTTGTAGACAGACTTAACACTTTTTAGAACAGCGCTGGTAATTTCGATGGACTCTTCTTCATAAAGTCTTTTCATAATAATCATCTCTTTTTCGGTAGCAAAATTAACAACTGCTTGATATGACGCTGTTAATACATCACCGGCAAGAGTAAATTTAACCGAGTACGAAGATGTTTTTGGAGTAGAAGAACGACCCCAAGATGTATCTAAAGCTTGGCCAAGAGCGTTGTAATCGATGTTTGGCATAAAATCTCCGTACTTAAATATACAATATTACTCAAAGATCAGATCAGAACTAATAAAAGACCTGCTATCAAGAGACTCGCTGACCTGTTGTTTGCTTGGTCTCCAGCCATTTTCCCACTTTTCTTTGTTTGAATAAGCCCACGTGTCTGCACACGTCGCGCAACATTTAAACTTAAAAAATGATTTTTCGTCTTCTTTATCGTTAAATCTAATTCCGCAGACTTCGCAAAAAAGTGGTACGTTTGAAGATTCTTTACCTTCAAAACTTTCAGGTACAATTAACACGTACTGACCTCTATCGACTATTTTTCTTCCTCTTGGATAAGGCTGCCAGTTTTCTTTCATTCATCGACTCCGTACAAAACTTTT